TCATTATATATTATAAAATCAATATCAGGATTATTTAAAAATAATAAAAATAATAAACAAATAGAAAATTCAGTTAGTGTTATAAATAATAAATTAAATTTAGAAAAAGAAAAAATTATTATTCCAGGTTATATAGATCACGACCCAAAAGCAGAAGCGTTAAAAAAATGGAATCATAAATCCTCTGTTAAATCAATGACAACTGAATTATCAATAGGTGGTCCATTTAGTGGTAATCCTTTCACACAACCTGGACAATTATGATTCACATCTTCTTTTGCGAATTTTTTAAACCAACATTCTTGACAAATTCTGTGTGCTCTATTTGCACCATTTTTCACATAACATTTAGAAGGCATGAGACCATTTACCTTGCTGATTTTTTTGCCACACATGCAACAATTTACATTGTCAGATATTTTTTCAGAGGTAGGAATTTTTTCAGAGGTAGGAATTTTTTCAGAGGTAGGAATTTTTTCAGATGTAGGAATTTTTTCAGATGTAGGAATTTTTTCAGAGGTAGGACCTTTTGCTAACGCAGAACGTTGTTTTTTATATTTTCTATATTTTTTACTAGTAGAACGTTTTTTTCTATAAGTGCGACGTTTATTTGTTCTTCTCATTATATATATCTACTTTTAAAAAAGTAGAGCAAAAATATATTGTATATAACAAAATAGTAAAACTTTAGATCTACCTTTTCTAAAGGTGGATCTAAAGATTGACTTAGTGAGCTTTTTCCATAATTCTATAAAAAATATAAATACCTACACCGGCTAATCCGGCAAAATATAACTGATCAATAGGATCATCAGACATGATTGGTTCAGCATTTTCTCCTTGAAATGCCTCTCTACATTTAACATTAGTCACAGGATTTACTTTATTATATGTAGATGTATTAAACCAACAAGAATCCATTGATTTAATGTCTCCCAATGTTACATAGTTTGACCCTTGTGTTCGATTATTATTATTATCAACAATTTCCATAGTAATTTTTTGACATGGTGGAGTGGCTCCATCTTTGAACGCGCGAAAAATAGCGAGAGGATTCAAAACATTTAAATTTTCCATAGAACCAGGTATTAATCCTCTAAATTCAGTAAAGTTAATTCCCATTCCACTAGAAATAAGGGGTATATTACCTCCTGGTATATTATTAATATAAATATATCTATCTGTTTCTTGACATACTGCATTTCCTGTTGCATCTGTTGTACATGTATCTAGAGCTTGACATTTTGCTCCAGTTTTCAAAAAATATTTATTACCTAAAGGGCCACCAGGAACAGATGCTCTAGAGTTTCCTGTAACTAATAATTTAACATATTCAATTAATCCTTTTACATTTCTTCCTAATTGTGGTATAGTTCCATTATCATTCATTCCGATTTCATTAGGAGCACGAATATTATTTTGATAAGGATAATCACTCGTTTCAGTTTCAGTTGACATTACTTAAAATATGTAAATATATTTATTTATATATTTTTATCTATTATTCACTTTATACTTCTTCAACTACTTCTTCTTCAACTAAAGGAGAGCCTGTACCCGGCAAACTTTCAGCCATTTCTTTATTAGATACTGCAATTTCATCCATTTGTTTTTCCAAATTATCCATACGCCTTGTTAAATCATTTACTTGTTTGTCCATTTGGTCTACTTTATCTACTCTTTCTTTTAGATAAGATATATTTCCGGCATTTTGTACAGAAAGATTATATGCTTTTATAGTTGGATCGTCATAATCATTATAATTCTCTGCTCCTTCTATAATAGGTTTATTTGCTAAAATTAGTTGATACCCAATTAAAAATATAAAAAAGATTGTTATTATATTTATCAATGTTAACATGAATATATATAATATATCTTTTTATTTTCTTCCATAATATTATAAATGTCAACAGCAGTTTATCCATTAGGAATGAGAACAACACCTGCTTCAGGTTATAGTCAGAAAAGTACATATTTCAATAAACAATATATTACATGGAAAGGTACAGGTATTAATAGCAATCCAGTAGGAACAGCGCCGAGTCATATACGACCTTTAACAAATAACGATCCTGGAAATGTTTTTCAAACTGGCTTTGGACTAGCAAGACCTATCAAACATTATAGAAAGGGTCGGGTCATTGTTGGTGAACCAGTGAAAGCTAATAATTTGACCGGTTTAGACCCTCAAAATGGTGCGATCCAAATCGATATTAATGAAGCCGCTCTCATCAATTATAACATGAACCGATTTGTTAAATCCAGTAAAGGTACTTCCCTCGGTGGTGGATTTGGCGGTTCTGGTCTACTTAATGATATGCAAGATAAACCTGGAGCTTTTTCTATTCGGCAAAATACCCCTGGAGAAACAAACGGAATAAGTCAGTTGAATTCTGATTGCAAGACATGCGAAGGTGTAGGAATTGTATCCAGTTTTTATCCAAATAAATTCTTTTTAGAAGAAAATCCGGAAGCGAATAGTCAAAATAAAGTGCTGTGTTGTAATGATGAATACAAGGCCAAACGTCGCGCCATTTATGCTAGTACTAATTTAAAAAAGAATTATTATACAACACATAAACAATATCTACAAAATAGATGTAAAACATATCAACAAAAAGCATTTAATTTTTTGTCTTATAAAACAAATCTAACAGATGGAATTTATGACAATAATGCTTATTATGCTTCTACAAATGATAAATATGTAAAGCCAGGTAGTCCTGCGTCTCTTGCAAACACATATCTTGCAAATTGTCAACCAGGTGCTCAAATATTTGATGCTACTGAAAATGCTCTAATTGGTCAAATGCTAGGAATTATGTTGAATGCTCATATAATTACACAATCTGAGGTAAATGCATTCAATCAATCAGGCATTAATTCTATACAAGGTTTCTTCAATTGGATTAACGGATTGCCAGATTTACAAAAGGTTCCAGCATTGAAAGTATTTACTGACTTTATTAGTAATCCTTATTGGGGGATGCCATTATCTGGACCATCTAATCCAACTGGTTGTCAGTTGGTTATATATAAACCAAATAATTATCAATATGCTAAACAAGGTGCAGTAGATAGCTCTACAAGAAATCTCAAATTGAATGTCAACACTATTTCTACAAATGCAGCTTCCATTCAAAATTACAATAACACAGGATCTCTTTTAGTTAATGCAAATCAATTGTATGCAGGTAATGATAATAATACAATAAATTTAGAAAAGAATAAAGCACCTACATGTAATACGCCATGGCCACTTAACTTTTCACAGAGTAGACAATATCAAAATAAGAAATTTTGTTCTTATAAGACTTTACCGCAATATCAAGTTCCAGTATCACAACCATCACCTTATCGTTATTATCCTGGAACAGTTACCAGCTCAAATCATTTCTCTCAATCGCCAAATACATACAATACTACTAGTGGAACGAGAGTATATGGTTAAATAATATCTTCTATATCTTCTATATCTTCTATATCTTCTATATCTTCTATATATTCTTCATCTTCTATATCTTCTTCATGTGTAATATATAGAAGATTATCTATATTTTCTTCAAAATCTATATTTTCTTTTTTTAAAATATGTTTATAATCTTTTATAATAGGTAAAAATATGTTTGTTTTTTCAGAAAATTTATTAAATGGAATTTTATATTTTTCACACCAAGAAACTGATTTTTGAATATTTGATTTTTTGATTGTTTCAATTTTATCTTCATAATTTTTATTTTTTAATATATTTATAATTAAATCTAATGAATCTATTTGTTGTTGTCCAATAATTATATTTATATCTTGTAATTTCATAGTAAAATAATAAGGAATACCAAAATCAAAAAGTCCATCAATATATTTATTTTCTAGTTTTTTTAAAAATATTAAAATTCTATAATAGTTCAATTTTAAATATCTAGCTTTACTTTCATTATATTGAAAATTTTTACATACAATATACTTATCAAATGTTGTAATATTACTACTATTCGGTTTTAGTATATAAACTTTATCATATAAGGAAGCAAATAAATACAATATATCAATAACTGATTTATGAAATAGATTATCTATTTTAATTATACAAGAACCTTCAGATAACTGATTTCTTAAAATAACCATTACAAATTGAAGTAATGAAATAGTATAAGAATGGTTGTTTGTTGTATCTGCTTCAAAAAATAAAAAATCAAAACGATTATCACCAATATGTGTAATATTATCATGATTTATTTCATCATAAAAAAAAATTTCATCGCTATAATTTTCTCGTAACATTTCAAAACATTCAACAGAGTCGTTACTATTTTGAGTAATATGTAATGTTTTTATGGCTTTATTTTTATATGATTCAAAAATATTTAATGTATTAGATACTTCTAAAAAATCATAAAACATATTTGTTTTAGGTTTCAACTTGCTAACTGAAAATTTTGAACCGGGAACTTTTGAAAAAATATATTCATACGGATTTACGATTTTAGTTATATCTTCATATGAAGAGATACACGATGCATGATTAATATTTGTTAAATATATTTTAATTTTTTCGTAAAGTTGATTGTAATATTGAAATAAACTAAAAGAAATATATGGTTTTAAACACTCAGTATCAGAGTACTTAGGATTAACATTTACAGAATTTTTAATTTTTGGTATTATATAATAACTCATTTTGTTTACTAACTATATATTATATAATATATTTAAGTGGATTCTTTTCTTTATAGTTAAATCAATCTTCTTCGTCAGATTCAATAATAATTACTTTTTTTTCAGATGGCTGCGCTTTTACTTTTAAACTTTTCTTAACTTTTTTTTCTGTAACTTGTTTCACTTCTTTTTCTTCATCAGTTGCTTCTGTTGCAGGAATAAGTAACATTTTTTTACTCAATTTTCTAACTTTTGCACTTGGTTGCTTCTTTTCTTCTTCTTCTGCAACTTTTATTGCATTTTGCGTTTCTTTTTTATCTCTTAATGCAGCAGTTTCATTATATTCACCTAATTCTAGCTCAATCGCATCAGTATTTACCACTCTTATTTTTTTATATACAAAATATCTGTTCAAAAACGATATTTTCTTTTCAATAGCAGTCATCATTGGAGATTCACCATAATCTTTTGCTTTAAATTTATTTCTTGCAATCTCATCCAACATATTTAAGAATAATTCACTGAATAAACCACTTCCTTCTGGTAATCCCATCTCAATAGCCTCTTCGCGACTAATAATTTCAAAACCATAAGCAGTCATAACTCTGTTGAAATAGTCAAAATTAACCAAATATTCAGATATTGTTTGATTAATGGATTCTTGAAATACATCAATTCTATATCCAATTGAGCTTGAATCGTCATCAAATGTATCTGAACTATAACCCTTGGTTACTTCCCATATTTTTCTACCATCTTCAACTATTTGAATAGACTCGCCAAATCTCGTTTTTCTAAGTTCATTAAATACTAGCTTGCCATCGTAAGCAGTACCAATAAAGTAACCATTGTGTTTTGTACATTCAGCAATATTTTTCATGAATCCTCTTAGTGTATCCGGATTTTCAAAGAAATAATGAATAGCAAATTGGCATGAAGAAACATTAAACCCTTCATCACCTTTACCATATTGTCTGGCAACGCCAGCACCTATTTTTTTAGGATCTTTGCTACCTTTACCAAAAACTGCTTCAGTAATTTGCTTTGCTTTTTCATTTAACATTGCAGATCCATCTTTAATATTATAAGAACTATTACCATTTACAAATAGAGCATAAGGGATATGCTTATTTATTTTTCGCGCTTTCAAGAATCTCGCACATGCACCATCTAGACGATTTTCTAAATTATCTTTTGATATATCAATACCAAATACAAATGATAGTTTAGACGCGATCCATTTTGATAGATCTCCTGCTTTACCACATGCAAAATCAATAAGAGAATCACCTTGTTTTCCAACACCAACGATCAAATGTTTTTTAACATATAAATTGTGAAACTGTTTCATTTTTTCTGTTTTAAACTTTCCTGCAGGTGTATTATAATATTTATCTTCACTTACACTTATATCAGGAATATTTAGACCAGTTGCTAACATATCTGCAGTAATTCTTCCAGTAGGATGAATAGATTTCCAATTACTATTACAAACATGATATGCATTTCCGTATTCTTTTTCTCCTTTACGTAAACGAGCTGTTTTATCATAACGAACACGTAATGGTATCCATTTCCATCCATCTTCTTTTGTCAAATCATATCTAAATTCAACAATCGTATTATCATCAAAAACTTGATTTTCTTCTGAAAACATTTTTTTTGCACCAGAACCATCCATACGCAACATTATGTTACATAATCCAGCGGTTGAATCATAAGGATCAGTAGGATAAAAACGCTGTGGTATATAATCATTATCATATCTATCTTCATATCTAGTTTGAAATTGAGGCAAGTTATCGTCAATAATATCTTGACAAGGATTTATAAAACCATCTCTTTTCTCACTGAATCCGCATCTTAAAACAATTTTTTTATACTCATTAAATTGAACAACTTCTCTATTATTTTGTCCTTCTTCAAAGAAAGGCTTGACAATATCATCTCCATTAGGCCCTTTTTCAGTAGTGACTAAGAAATCAATAGTATTATATTGTGGAGGCTTCCATTTAAATGAATAGTCCCACGTGATCTTTTCTTTCGGACCAGCTTTTCCAATTTCTCCAGAACCAACACCATAAAATGCATGTGTAAAGATTAAACCATCCGTTTTATACTCAAATCTTTCTTCTTTTTCCTTTTGTAAAATTTGCATACAACCTTCAAATATAGTTTGTTTTGAATTATTAGGAAAGAATTCTTTTACACTAAAACGTAATGGTGATAAGAGCCCCTGAGCTACTTTAAATTCTGGTACATCTTTACCTTTTTTACCTGTTGTTGCTTTTTTTATATTTGTTATATCTACTGCATTTAAATTTTGACGAATAAACTGCAGTAAATTATATCTAGATTTATAAGAATCTTTTTCGGTATCCATTTGTAAAAATGTATATGAACGCACATCCTCTTTATTTATAAAATAAATATCAAATGCTGCGTATAAATTGATAAACTTTCCAAATTTATCATGAGAAATTAATTCACCATCTAATAAAGAATTAAAACATTCCTCATTATCCGTTTTTGCACCTGTAAAGATAACATCCATGTTTGTATTGATTAAATATATTTTACCATCATTTGAAATAAATAACAAATGACGATCTCCATCTGCTTTATCTGTAACCACAAATCCTTTACGAATATTTGGTGCATTTGAATTTTCATCAAGTGCTGCTACATTTTCCATTTGTAACGTATAAGAATTTGGACCAATAAAATATCTGCTAGAAATATATTTTATAGTATCATAGTCTTGTTTCCAAATCATTTTCATGCAAGAATCCATCGCATATTTTTGTTCTGGATAAGAAATTGGATAATTTGTTCCTTGTATTCCACTCAAAACATATTTAATACCCTTTCTTAAAGAATCAACGATTAACTGTGGTGTATTGAATCTTGTACCGGGACCTATTTTTAAGTTATCAATTTCTAACTCAATTTCATAAATCTCTTCATTATTTAATACATTAGACTCATCTAATGTGTATACGCGAATGATTGGACCGCGATTATTGCGACCAAATTTGTCGGATTGACGATTCCCATATTTAACAATACTAATATCTACTTTAAATGGATAGTCATCATGCTCAAAAGTTACACGATTAATGAAACGAAACTCTTTTTTGGATTTACGCCAATTTTCAGTTATGTTATTAATAATACCCATTTTACGAATAATGTTTTCTTCACTATAAGTAATTCTAAAATTAAAATCATCAAAATCTACTGGAAATATTTTTTGTTTATTAATAAACATTGGTCCTTTTGTCATATGTTCTACAAATAATTCATTCGGTAAATGTTTAATATCATTTGTTTTACAAAATTCTTGAATATTAGGTAAACCACGAACATCTGTTCTAATATTGGACATTTTAAATCTTCCAGTGTTACTATCTAAGAATTCACAATTTATACGTAAATAGTAATCACCATTTTCTTCTCCAACTGAATTAAACCCTGCGGACTTTAACTTTCTGACAACATTATCATAATTATTTTTAGTAATACTTTTAATTCCTTTTGTACCAAATTTAACTTCTAGTTCACCTGTCCTATTGTTATCATAAAATGTTTTTACAATATTTTCAAAACGAACTTGAGGAGGATTTTTCTTTCTTTCTTCTGGTTCATCTGGTTCTTCTTCTACAACTTCTTCTTCATGTGTTTGAAAAGTTCCTGGCGGTGGTTCATCTGGTGATACAGGTTCAAATTTCGCTCTTTCTTCAGGTTCTCTAGGTGGCGAAAATGATGGTGTTATAGGTCCTAGTATTGAATTTCTCTCAGGATCATCATGTGAATCTCTAGGTGGTGAAAATGATGGTGTTCTAGGTCCTGATTTGTTATCTTCTATACCTGATAAAACAAATGTTGTGTCAGCGACTTTTTTATCCAACATTTTTTTTAATGTAGTATATTTATTGATAAGTGCCATTTTTTTTAAATCAGCCTTTTCTTTCGGAGTTAATCCATCGTATACTTGTTGAATATTTGGATTGCTCATAATTTCCAACAATTGAATGGAAGACTCTCTAGTCATTTGTCTTACTTTTATTTGCACACTCTTATCTAATTTTTTGTAAAATGAATTTAACTTATCAGAACCAAAGTTTACACCTCCTTCTAAATTAAAATTCTTTGTGTTCATTCTTTAATATATATATACCAATACATATTTTTAAATGGTTCATTTTTTTTTATAATTAAAAATATTGAATAATTGCTTCGTATAAATCTTTTTTTGATTTTGTTTTACCAGAATTATTACTGTATTCAATTGCTAATTTTTTACATATTTGAACCAACTCTTCTACTTTATAACTAGAGATTGCTTTTATAACCTTTTCTATTTTATCTAGTTTATAAAAAGTTGTTCTAATATTATCAATATATTCCTTACTAGCTAAATGGAAACCATATTTTTTAGTATATTTTGATTCACAAATATCTTCTCTAACAACATAAACATCTGATGTATCATTCATAAGATTTTCAAAATATGTATTTTTTTTAATATATATAATATTTATATTTACAATAACACATAAAGCCATAAATGTTTTAATATTTAAGAAAATATCATTTGCTAGATTACTTTCAATATTTGTAATAGTATCAAATTTATATATTTTAAGTAAATCTTTATTTTTACGAATTAGAGAAACTAAACCGATCTTTAGTTGTTTTGTTACAAGTGAATTTTTAGTATGTAACATTTCATATGCAGTATCACCATTAGCAATAATAAAATAAGACCAAAATAAGGTGTCTTGTTGTAAAGGAATAAAGAAATTATTTATTTTTACTTCTTCTTTTTCTTTTATTTTTACTTCTTCTTTTCTATACTGATTCTTATCAGTCTTATTAATTTTAAGTCGTAAAGATTTTTGTATATGCTCGTCATCAAGAATATAATCTTTTAAATTATATTCTGAAAAAATATGTGTCTTTATAACTGAAGTCATTGTTACTAATATTTTAGTTTTTATCTTTAATATCTTTTGAAAAATATGTATTGCGAAAATCTTCTTTTTGTTGCTCAATAGTATTTAAATTTTGCTCTTGAGTATTAACGTATTTTATATAAAAAGTAATTTCATCAATAATTTCTTTATCTATTTCTGATAAATTAATATGAATACCATACTTATTTTCATTTAAGGTAACTTTATTATTCTTGCTAAAAATTTTCAATATTTCAATTTGATTAAATTTATTCATATTTTCAATTACTTCGCGAATATAATTTAACTCACTAACAGAACAATTATTCTTATCATTAGTAGATGTAATAGCTTGCATTATAATATACTTTATAATCTATTGTTTTTAAATCTTAATTTATTATGAATAAAAAAATAAAATTTATACAATACAACAAATAATTATCTATTTAAATTATTCATCTTCAATAACAAGACGAGGTTTTGATTTAGATTTTGTTTTATCAAAAGGCATTTGATCTTTTTCCTTAACAAGCTCACCAATAATTGAAACATATTTATCATTCAATTCAAAACGCTGACCAACAACTCTAACGTTTATTTTGTCACCTTCTTTGATCTCGGAAAATTGAGTATTATTATAATGATGATCTTTTGCAATGAAAACAATTACAGGTGATGGAACTTCACCTGAAATTTCAGCGCGTATTCCAGCTTTCGTAATATTTTTGGCAACACATGTTATAATCATTCCTTCTACAGGAAAGCAAACATCACACTCAAAAACAATCTCAAACATTACATTGTTTCCTCTTTCTATAGTTCCACTAGAATAAGTAATAATTTTTACAGAATTAGGTTTAATAAATCCTTCTACACCACACTTTCCTTCAAAATTTTCCGTTATATTTTGTTCAATATTTTCTTTCAAATTTTTACCAATAGTTGTCATTTGTAACACTATTTTTCTAGTTAGTAAACATCTAGAGTAAATAGTTTGTAGTTTATCTCTTCTTCTCTTTTGTTTTGGTACAAGTTCCATTATATATTATACAAATAATCTTTTAACTCTATTTTTATATCAATTTTATATTTATATAAAAATCAATAAAATATACAAGTACAAAAATTTATATTATGTAATCGTGTGACATTTATGTAATCGTGTGACATTTATGTAATCGTGTGACATTTATGTAATCGTATACATTTTATGCCACAAAGCAAACTCAGGCATTAAAAACCATTTTTTATCATCTTTTTTGATAGTATTAAAATATCTTAATATAAATTCCTGAAGAATACATAATTCTAGTTGTCCTACTGATTCACTAATAACTTCTTTACCTTGTTTTTGTGCTTTTGTACTTTCTTTTGTATATTTTTCTTTACCAATAATTTCATTTAATTTTTCCATTGTTTTTATTTTACCAGACTCATCACATCTGGCTCCAGTATCTCGCTTAGAAGTAATATCTTTTGTTTTAAATACTAAATAACGATTACTTTTTTCATAACCAATAAAACCAATTATTTTATTATATTCTTCCATCTTAAAAGTTAATAATTCTTTAACATTTTTATCTATAGCAATTTCTCTCTGTTGTTCCGGTTCTGCAGGGATCCATTGATTATTCTCATCTAATATCATAATAATTCTTTTCCCTAATTTATACATTATAAATGCAGTAAATTTTCTTGTAGTTATACTATTCATTTCAAAATATTCTTTTGCATACCATTCAAGAGTTTGTCTTTGAATTTTATCTAATGAATATAAATAATTCATAAGTTCTAATTTTTCATGAAATAATTGTAATTCTATCATATGAGAAACTAAAAATGGTATAAGAAATTCTTTTGATTCGGGATATTCTTTTGTCATTTTTTTCATTACAAGTCCGCAATATTTATACCAATCATCATCGCCTCTTGGAATCTTATTTTTTTTTGTATATTCTAAAGAAATATCAAAATTACTTCTCATTTCATCTAATACTTTTTTTCCTTCTTTCATTTCTAATGAGTCTTGTTTTTTCACAACATCTTCTTTATTGGATTTTTCTTGAATTTCTCTTTTTTCTACTTGTTTTTCTCTTTCAGATATATTTCTTTTGTCTATTACAGACTTTACAATTTCTGGTTTGATAGAAAATTTTATCATATCGTGTTTATAATCAATAGGAACTGATCTATCAAATAAAGATATATTTTTATCACGTAATTCAACTGGTTGAAATAAATAATATTCACCAATATTCACTAGTCTTCCATCTCTACCATATTTATCTGTGATAAACTCATTCTCTTCATCAATTAATTGTGTTAACGCTGAAAATATTTGCACATAAGGATATTCTTTTGGAGTCTGAATAAGTTTTAAAAGATTGTCTTTTTTATAGAAGAAATTTTCTCTCATTAACATACGAATACGTTGCAGAATCTTTTCTGAATTCATTAAAATAAATTTTTCACTATATGTATCCTCATTTAAATTGGACTCGTCAATATCTTTATCAGGACGACAATCATAATTACATTGCGCCATGTAATCACATGCAGGTGAAAATGGAGCATCACCAATCTTAAAATCATCTAATACTTCTCCATTAGAGAGAATTTGTGTAATAGGTTCTTTTAAACTTGCACTCATAATTTCTTGAGTAAAATCAGTTTGATCATGATGAATTATACAATCTACTGCGGTCTCTTTTAATACACGACTTACTTTACCAATTTGTACTGCTTTATATTCTGCAACACGATAAACATATAAGTCTGCTGCTTCTTCCTTATTCTCACCCAGTATAGTACCATACATAAAAATTTCTACATTTCTTTTTTCAAAAGGTAAATCTTTATGAGAGAAATTACGAACTGCGCGTCCAATAATTTGTTCAATTCTATTCATATTGTACCATGGCTCCAAAATATGTACTTGACGAATAAATTTAAAATCAATTCCTTCTGATCCTGCCTTAGAAATAAGAACCACTTTTACTTTATGTCCATCTTTATTATCCTCGCCAGTCAACCCTTTAACCTCAAAATCATTATTTGGAGATAAACGAGGTTCACCAGTTATCATTGCATAACGTGCTGGCATAAAAGTACCGCTACTTTTTGGTTTCATAGTTCTAACATCTACTACAGGTGTAGGTACCTGTTTAAATAATGGTTTTGCACCATTATCGCCATATCTTGTAAAACCGCATTCTTCTAATGCTAGTGCCATTGGTATTAGTCCGCTATCAATGTATTGCGAATAAATAAGAATAATACCTTCACCAATTACACCAGTCTCTGGATTCATAATATTATCTAATATGGATTTAATTTTAGAACTATAAAGACCGATTTGTTCTTTAGAAAATATTTTACCATACTTTTCTAATGTAGCTTTTTTATATTCAAAATCTCCTTTTAAAGGAGGCGATCTATTATCTACAAAAGTCATCATTCTCTCTAACCCAATTCTACCAGTTAATAAATGTGGATCTGGACCAGCACCACCAATAAGTGTTTTTTTACTAGAATCTAACAATGTTTTTTTACTAGAATCTAACAATGTTTTTTCACTACTACTTTCAACAATTATTTTTTTTTTAGGTACAACAATAGATTCAGATTCTTCTTTTTCTTCTATAGGTCCAGTTAATTCTTCCTCATTGTCTTCTTCTTCTTCTTCTTCATTAGAACTCATTTCAGAAAAACTTTGAGAGAAATCTTCAGAGGTAGATTCTCGTGGAATAGTATCTAATATATCTTTCAATCCTTGAAGAGGATAAGAAATAATGAGAGACTCCAATGGTGTTTGCAATAAAGTATAACCAAAAGATTCCATATTTTCAAAATTAGGCATCTCTCTTACAACACCAGTTTTTGTAGTAATAGTAAATTGTTTATTTCTTAAATTATAAATAATATATCTATAAGCACACAATTGACATTTTCCACAATTACTACAATCATTCAACTTATTTAAATAAAGACTAAGAATGCGTTTTTTATCTTCATGTTTAATTTTTTTAAGATTCATTTGATAAGATGGATATTCAATAGCAGGGAAAGTATGTTCTTTTGCGAACTCATTTGGATATACTCTATAAGGGAAAGTATATGGATTCTCTCCTCTTACAAAAGAAATATATCCGGTAGCTTTTCTAATGAAAAGTTCTTCCCCTTGTTTCTTAAAATTTCCATATTTGTCAAAAATATCTCGTACTTCTATTCTTCCTCTTCTATCATTCGTATTCATAAGATTTAAAAGCCAAACAATCTCTTTATAACTATTGTACATAGGTGTTGCAGAGAGAAGTAAAAATCTCATATTTTCTGCGGATTTTACAAGAAGCTCCAAATTAATTGCAACTTTTTTATTTTCATTATCTTCTGTTTTACGAATATTATGTACTTCATCAATCACAATTAGACGATTGTCAAACTCTTTTTTAAGACGTGCAATAATTCTTTCATTTAGTTCAATTTTAACATCTTTAAGCATTTGAATCCTAGAGGTTACTTTTTTACCTTTTTTTGATAGTTCATTTTTCTCTCTTCGTTGTTTTTGAACTTCTTCTGTATAGTTCATAGTTTTAATAATATAATTAGCAAATTGAACATATCCAAGGAATATATAATAATTATTAATTAACCCTTTTATTTGACTTACTACTTTGTCTTTTGTCATGCCTCTCATATTCATTGGATTAATTTCTTGTAGTAATTTGTTTCCTGTGCAACCGCGAATATTCCATACACCATCCGTCAATTTTAATTTTCTCTCGTCAAATAGCTGTAACTTAAAATTATCTTGAACATTTTCTGATGCAACTATAATAATTCTCTTTTTGATACCCATTTGTTTCATATAATCGCGCATTTCTTCGCACACGCCAATTGCGGAACAGGTGTTATGTGTTACAGTAAAATCTCCCATTAAGTATCTACAATTACCATCTAAAGTAAAACCATAATAGTCATCCTCGTTTACATATTCTACTCTGATACCAGTTACTAATGCATCTTTTATTTGTTTTCTTGGTATAGCTCTTTTTCTTGGAATTTGCGTTGGTATTTGTTCTAATCCATCACCTGAAATACTTATATAATACTCATCAATATTTATTTGCTCTTTGTATGAAGCAAATCCTAAACTTCTAGCTAAATAAATAACATCATCCATCAATCTTTCATTATTTATAAATTTTAATGTAAAAATATTTTTTTCTTTATTAAGCTCGCCATCATTATCTAATAATCCAGCCAATAATTGTAATCTATTCTCTCTAGAATTGCATTTATAAATCATTGGGACATGTTTATTATTCACTAAATTAAAACTTTTTAATATTAAAAAAAGTTTTTCATTGATTCTAGTTTTTGATTTGACAAAATAATGTAATAATATCTTTGTTCCTAGCCAATAACCAATTATATAAGGATCAAATGGTAATTTTTTTTCAGGAAAATCTACTGGAACTTTATAACCTTTTAACAATTCTTTTTTATCATCTGGTAATTTTAAATAATCTTTAACTGCTATTTCTAAAACATTATCACTTGTCTCTGGAAATTCAAAATTCTTTAAACATAAAATATGTTCTTGATTAACTGTATATTTGTCACCTTTTACAGGAATAATATCGTACATCTTATCCTGACCTCTCGCTATAGAGAGAACTCTTCTTGGTTTGGAATCATCTCCCATTAAAAAATCTCCTTCTTTAATATTTTCTACTAATTCTATTGATCCATCTGACAGCATAATAGGTGTACCTTTAGCATGACACTTGCCTGTACCTAAGCCATGATTAAGCAATAAGCTATTGTAAGGCGTTTGAAAAGACATAAAGTTTTTTACAAAAGCCTGATGAGGTTGCAATTCAAAATCAGCTTTTGCTAAAATATCAGCTTGTTCCTTAATATTATCATAAATTTTACCGTCATATTTGGTATCATTAAATTCTTTTTTTGAAGCAATTTTAATATTAAATTCTTTATCATTTAAATTAGGATATAAATGGTGTGTTTTATGTTGTTCCAAATAATTTCTCTCTATTAATTCTTTTTTTAATAAGAATTTATTACAATCCGGTGAATAATAATTTTCACCCTTGCAATTTCCTAGTTTTTCATATTCTTCTTGAAGGTTATCAGTTTCTGATTCATCAAGTAATGTAGAAGTATAAGAAGAAGTATCAGGAACAGGAGTAGATGAATATTCTTCGTCTAATACTTCTTCTTGAGAACTTTCTGAAGAATCAATAATAATAGATTTTTTTTTTAGTTGTTCAGTCATAATACTATATATTATGAATATAATCTATATTCTTGTAATACTTTATTAATATTTGTAATTAATT